CTTTGTGGCTGTTCCTGCTCGAACTTGAACGATGTTGCTTCCAATACTAACTGGAACATCGGGGCGTCATTTTCTTATTTCTCCATTATGACAACATAATAAAAGAACTGGGGTGCAAGAAGCAGCCCTTGTCGGTGGTAATTGCAACAATGGCTTGATTGTTGGTGCTTTTGCGTCGAACCTGAACAATGTTCCCTCGAACTCGAACTGGAACATCGGGGCGTCCACTTCTTATTAAGTAAAATTACAAACGCTTTTTGTGCTCCATGCCGCTCGGCAAAAATAGAGTCGTCAAAGGTGCGGAATAGTAGCATAAGTGGGAAAGAGAATTTTTTCAAATTCCTGCGGTCGAAACTCCGCAAGACAATAAGAAAGGTGGAAAAACTATTGCCTAAATCTTTCAACCACCAATTTGAAAAACTGATTGAAGAAGCAAACATCAAACAGGCGGTTGAAACTCCTGCAAAACACAAATTGAATAAAAAAGCTCGAAAAACAGCAAGAAATATTCTTGAAAACAGCGAAAAAATTCAAAAAGAGTTTAGAAATAAGCTCATTAACGGGGAGATTATAGCAAGAAGAAAACACCACGCAACACTAATTCAAGACGGCTCATCGAAAAAGGTTAGGCTTATACTAAAGCCTGACCTTATGTTCGAGCAAATGCTTCATCATGCTGTCGTTCAAGTTATGCAGCCGATTTTCATGCGTGGAATGTATGAATTTTCGTGCGGTTCTATTCCGGGACGAGGTCCGCACTACGGCAAGAAGTTTATTGAAAAATTCATTAAAAAACGTCCCGCAGACATCAAATATGTTCTAAAATTCGATATTAAAAAATTTTACCCGTCAATCAATACGGATATTCTAAAGCAAAAACTTCGTCGCATAATTCACGACGAAAAAATGATGTTTGTTCTTGAACAAATTGTTGATTCAAATATTGCTGTTTTCCCTGACGGACACGAAGAAACGCTCGGCGTTCCTATCGGTTATTATACTTCGCAATGGTTCGCAAATTTCTATTTGCAAGACTTGGATCACTATATAAAACAAGACCTGAAGGCAGCAGGGCTTTTTCATTATGTTGACGATTATGTTATTTTCGGACGTAATAAAAAAGAATTGCACAAAATGCTTGAAGCAATCAAAAATAAGCTCGCAGAGCTTGACTTGACAATAAAAGAAAATTATCAAGTTTTTAGGTTCGATTACATCGACAAAAAAGACGGCAAAAGAAAAGGACGCCCGATTGATTTCATGGGCTTCAAATTTTACAGGGACAAAACAACTTTGCGCCGCTCAATAATGCTGAAAGCGACTCGAAAAGCAAAGAAAATGTCAAAGAAGAAAAAGCTCACTTGGTTTGATAGTTGTCAATTATTGAGCTACATGGGTTATTTTCTGCATACGGACACATACGGAGTTTTTCAAAAATATATAAAACCGTACGTCAATATTAAAAACTGCAAGCAAAGAATTCGCACTCGACAATTAAAAATAAATCAAAAGGAGAAAAATCAATGTTTACATTCAGAAAAGCAGAAAGTCTTGAAAAACCAATCAGGCTCGACGAAACAAGCTCCGCAAACGGAGTTTACATCAGAATCAACTGTTCAGCTGAAACTGTTTCAGATACCGACGGAAACGAACAATTAAAATATTCTTATCTTGAAGCATTCTGCACAAACGAAGAATTTGAACAATTCAAGCTCATTTCAAAAGTACAGAACAAAGACGTTACAGCTGCGCAAATTGAATACGATTACAAACTGGACACGCCTGTTGAATATCCTGAAAGCGTCGGCGGGAATGGCTTCACTTATAAGCCGAAATGGGCTGAAGAAATTTATGCAGGATTGCTTGAAAAAGGTGCGCTGTTGCCGTCAATGTTCCCGATGACAATATATGACAGCACAAAACAGGCAGAACGTGCAGTTAATATGTCTATTGAAGAATTAACAACATTGACAATGTTTCTTGCAACAAAGCAACAGCAATATTTCAACGAAAAGAAAATTGCTGAACTTGAAGAATAATTCTCCATAACTCACTTGTATAAATTGAGTTAAGGAAGCGTTGAAATGCCTTCAGGGGCGTTTCTTTTTTGTGGTTGGGTTGGTTGGGTATATTACAGCAAAAGCAGCTGCATTTCTTGTTGTAATAGTTCGGGCAGGGCAAAAAGAAAGAGAGTCGTCGTTTTGACGGCTCTTTTTCAATACAAAATAAGCGGAGCTTGTTTTTCGCTTACTCGGAAAAGTTCAAACAAGTTTAACTTTTCGCTCGTTCGCTCAAAATAAGGAGAAAATTTCAAAATATTCAACAAAACAAAACAAATTCTCATCAATATTGATGACAAAAGAGAAAAAATTGAAGATTTTATCGCAGACGAAATTTTGTCAAAAATTGACGAATGCGAAAGCATTGACAGCTTGCAGGAAAAAGCAATCATTGCAGCAATAACAGCTGCGAACGCTTATGCGACAACATACGGCGTCCCGTCAATTCCTGACGACATCAAAGAGAAAATTGCGAAGGCTTCAGTCAAAATTCTCGGAAAAGCAAACAAAAAACTTCAGGTTCAGCTGAAGAAAAAATCAAAGGCATACACAAAAAGACACACAGGGGAAGAATAATGATTGATTTTGAAAAACTCGACAAAAAAACAAAATATTTGGGCTTGCAATATGGCGAAGGACTTATTTCAAGAGAAATTCGCAAATATTCAAAATGTTATGCGCCGAATTCGGAAAGAATTCCGACACACGTTTTGGCGTTCGTCTTCAGGCTTGGCGAATGGTGGGTTTACGAGTCGCACGCAAGCGGCTTCAAAAAACTCGGAGTTCCTGCGGGCGTTCGTCGTTACCCGGTCGAAAAATGGAAAATAATTGAAGAAAAAACGCAAGAACAATTTGTCGCAGTTCCGCTCAAAATCAATTTTAAGGACCTTGAAAAATATATCGGTCAAGCGTACGGAAAAGGCGATATTCACAGCTTATTAAGAGCGGCATTGTTGCACAACAACGGCAAGCAGAAAGACCGGGAAGGGCTTATTTGTTCCGAATATATTGCTTTGTGTTTCCCTGAAATTTGCGAAGAATACAGCTTGCCTGCTTGGTGCATAACGCCTGCACATTTTCAAGACTACATCGACAGACAAAAAACGGAAGGGGAGAAACAATGAATATTAACGAAGCTGCTCTTTTTCTGTCGATAGGTGCAAACATTGCGGCGATTGCATATTTTGCGGGCAGACTGAAAGCACAAGCGGAAGCACACACAAAAACACTTGATGAAATCAAAAAAACTTTCAACGACTCTTTGCAGAAAATGCAAAATGATTTCAAAGAAAAGTTGAAGGAATTGAAAGAAAATTTGTCCGAAAAAATCAGCGAAAATGCAAAACATTTTGAAGAACATATCGGACGACTGGAAGAAAAACAGGACAAACACAATTCCATTATTGAAAGAACGTTTCTTCTTGAAAAAAGAGAAGATGTCCACGATGAACAAATAAAAGTTGCTAATCATAGAATTGAAGACCTTGAAAACAAAATCAACGTATAAAAGGAGAAGCTATGGAAGAAATTATCGAAGTATGGCACAACGGACGCTTAATTCGTATGTGGGCGTTCGTTTATTACGCAATGCAAAATTGCAAAGGAAATTAAAGGAGAAAAAATGTCTGAACAAAACGAATTATTCAAAAAAGCTCTTGCATTCGTCTTAAAATGGGAAGGCGGTTTTGTTGACGATCCTGACGACAAAGGCGGAGCAACAAACAAAGGAATTACTCAAAACACTTACAACGCATACTTGAAGCAAAAAGGACTTGCGCAAAAGTCCGTCAAGAATATTACTCAATCAGAAGTTGAAGCAATTTATTATTCAAGATATTGGCTTGCTGCAAAATGCGACACAATGTCAAAACAATTTGCAGTTCTTGCTTTTGATACCGCCGTGAACATGGGCGTCGGACGTGTTGCACAATTTCTGAAAGCTGCGGAATATAAATTCCCGGACAAGTTCATTGCAGCTCGTGAAGCAAAATACAGAGAATTTGCTCAATACGGAAATCAAAAGAAGTTTTTGAACGGGTGGTTAAATAGGCTCAATGCCCTGAAAGAATTCGTTCATTCTCTATAAATCATGCTTACTCCTTGCATGTGCAGAAAAGCTCGCTCAAAAGGCGGGCTTTTTTGTTGCCTATTTTTGGAATAATTTCAAGGAATATTTTCGACAAAAAAATTAAAAATCTTGGACAAAATGGGACAACTTTTCAAAAAAGAATGTCTTGTTGACATCAACAAAATGTTTGAATGTCAATAAAATCGGGGTTATACAAAAGGGAATAATTTGCAGCATAAAAATAAAGAATAATTAACACATTGGACAGAGCGGGACAGAACATCAGTCGACTACAAATTGAAGTCATCTTGCCCGCCTATCGGCAAAAAATCAAGAAAATAATGCTAAAATGGCTAAAACGCCCTATTTGTGCGGGTTTTGGCGGTCAAGGTACTTCCTGACGGGGCGGGGCTTTTGCGGGTAAAGAAACTCCCGTGCTTTCTCTCAAATTTTTTCAGAATTTCCGTGCATGTTTTGCATGTTTTCGTATTAAACCCGAAACGCAGACGGCGTTTCAAAAAACCTGCATTGAAAAAACAATGCAGGAAAAATTTTTCAAAGAATTTTTGCCGAAATATTGAAACGGTTACAAATTGTAACCGTCTGAATTATGCTGCGGCATATTTGCATAATTTTAAATTTTCAAATAAAATAAGATTGTCTGAATTCGTAACTGCTGCGAATAATTTTTCAATAAATAAGTTCGAGCTACGACACGCAGACACCAGATTTTTTAAATTTTGTCTTTTTATGATAATGTCAAAAGGCTCAAACGGTTCAATGACAATGTTTTCCCCGTCAAAGAAAAAGTTCGAGCCTAAAATTTTCAGCAATTTGACTTTTTCTTCGTCGCTTTCCTTCAAATACGCATTATAAGCGTTTTTCGAGAGTTCGAGCAATCTTGAAATATCGTCCATGAAAGTTCTATCGAAACGCAGACTTGTTTCCAATTTAATAACAGCGTCGTCGAGTTCCGATTGCCATTGCTGACGCTTTTGACAATACATTTCTTCATCAATCAGCCCGTCGGCTCTGTCCGTGTACAGATTATCAAGACGGCGGCGCAGTTTGTTGATTTCCTTGTTGAGATTTTCCGAAGTCAATTCTGTATACTCGGACTTCTGTTTCAACATTTCTTTTGCTGCGCTTTTTATTTGCTCAATTTCTTCTTCAGTCAAAACAATTTTCTTTAAAAATTCGACGAAAGCTGCTTCGATTTTTTCTTCCCGAATGAATTTCTTTTTGCAAGTTCCGCCACGTTTCCCGGTACAATGATAATAAATGTATTTACCTTTTTGAATTTCCGCTGTTACGGAGCAGCCGCAATGTGCGCATTTTATCAAGCCTAAAAATGCGAAATTGTGCGTTCTTGCTCGTGTAATGAATTGTTCGGCAAGCCTTTTTTGAACAGCAAAGAACAATTCAGGTTCGACGATTGGTTGATGTTGTCCGTGTTCATACCTTTTCCCCTTATACTCAAATTGTCCTATATAGAAATAATTATGCAGAATAAGCTCAACAGCTCTTTTTGTGCATGGCTTGCCGTTCGGTTTGAAGCCTTCTTCTGTCAATATTTTTGCAATGCCTTTATAGGTGAACACGCCTGTTGAATATAATTCATAAGCCTTGACGATATAAGGAGCAGTTTCTTTATCCGGGACAATAATTCTGCGCCCGCTTTTTAATGTAATGTTTTTATAGCCGAACGGAGCTTTTGTCGGACAATAGCCTTGTTCGGCTTTTTCTTTCAAGCCTTTTTTGATTTCTTCAGACAAGTTGTCAATGTAATTTTTAGCCATAAGAACACGAATTCCGTGCATGAATTTATCTTGCGAACGGGAATTTTTGCTCAAAGTTGTTCCTTCTTTGACAAAATGTATTTCGAGATCCTCAAATTCATCAAGCAAAACATAATCTTTTAAATTTCGATAGAGTCTGTCTGTCTTTTCTACAAGAATTGTACGGACAGACTTATTTTTTTTGAGAAATTTCAACATTTCGTTGAATTGTTTTCTTCCTGCACGCTTTGCAGTTTCAGCTTCAAAAAAGGACGCAACAATTTTTAGGTCATGCTTTGCGGCATAATCATTCAACAATTTGTCTTGAGCAGGAAGCGAAAAGCCTTCTTTTTCCTGTCTATCAGATGAAACACGTCCGTATTTTACAGCTGTTTTCATGCTTATTCAACCTCACGTCCTAAATGCTTACAGAGATAAGAAAAAGCATTTCTTTGAAGGTTAAAGTTCAAAATAGGAATAAAATTTTGAAATATTTGTTCCCGAATTTCAAAGATTTGCTCAATAAGGTAGTTCTTATTTGTTTCGTTTTCTATCTTAAAACCTGAAAACGACAGCAAATTTTCAAGTTCTGATGTTGTAAATTCTTCAAAATCGTTTTTTTGAGTTGCTTTGCGTATTAAACCGCAAGACACAAGCTCAATAATTTCGGGAGTTTCGTCATATTTTATCGGGTAATTATAAAATTTGTGACATAATAGTTCCCACAAACACTCTTGAGCGGGTT